GCAGAAGGATCGGCAACGATATCAGCAGCAGTTGCTAACTGGAAATCTTCACCAACAATCTTACATCCTTCACTGGTGGTCTGGAGTGAACCAACACCACGGGAAGAAACGCCAAGCATTACACCTTCATCAAGAAGAGAAGATGCGATTTTACCCATAGGGGTTGAAAGGATTTGTGCCTTTCCAATGAAATTATTACCTTCTTGTACCAGAGAAGTAATCTTGTGAGAAACGCGGTCAAGGTTGACAGTAGGACCATCGGGGTGACCGAGTTCACCAAGAGCGCGACCCTTGTTAACAAAAGTTTCGCAATAGCGATTTACTTCTCTAGCAAGAGTATTGATGGGATACATTCTCCCATTGCGGTTCTTGATTTCACCTTGGAGAAAAGTTCCCTCAATATAGAGTTTCTTTCCGGCACCAGTGCCTTCGGTGATAACCTTTACGTTTGTTACTTCTTCTGTGATAAGTTTCATTGTTTTAACCGGTAAATCCTACTTTTGCTCCAACAACTCCAGTATCACTAGCAAATACTGTATATGGAGCATTCTTCTCCAAATATTCTGTAGTGTTTCCCAACATGGTAAATGAACCAACGCCAGTTCCACCAGCAGTTTGTTGAACTGTGATTACTCTGGAAGATGATGTGGTATTTACCAATCTAACTACCGTAGCTTCAGAAAAACTGACGCCAATACCGGCAGAAGTTGGAACATTTATTTCATTACCTTTAATTAAGGTTCTTGCCATTATTCCGATTCCTCTTCGGTATTTGTTTCTGTTTCGAGTTCTGCCGATGGTTCTTCGGCAGTTTCATCTTCAGGATATTCAAACTCTTGACCGAACATTGCATTCGCAACATATGGTCTAGCAATTTCAATGCGTTCTGCTGCTTTGTTAAACAGAATCTCTTTCATTTTGTCGCTAATATCTGAAGCCGAAGCATCAGTAGCGATCAAATCGACAACATCTTCCATAAAAAATCAATAAGTTAATATAATATATTTATAACTCAGACTTTCTACTGTCTCTTTCGTACTTTTTGTCGATTTCCATGGCATCGGCAGCAGCGGCTTCCATATCAGGTTCCATCGGAACATCTCCCATCGCCATTGGATCTTCACCCATACCTTCCATACCAGCACCTTCACCACCTGCTTGTGGAAGTGGTTGTCCAGTTACTGGGTCAATTGTTGAAGGATCTGGAATGATTCCTTTTTTAATCTCATCTTCAATCTGCTCATCAATCTCAATGATTTCTTGATCAGTTTGACGAAGGATTCTCTTTCTTACATATTCTGTAGAGAAGTACTTGCCAATGAATGGCTCTACCTGCGAAAGAAGTGTTAGTCTACCCTCAGTGAGTTCTTTTTCTTTGAGTTCAGCAAACTGATTATCATATAAGAAATCATATTGAATATGATCTCTCATTACGTCCCAATCTTCTGGGGTAATGATGTTCTTGAGAATCAATTGCGTCTTCAACATGTCGTTGAACATGTTGGAAAAACGCTTTCTAAGACGACCAACAAACTTAGCAAACTTGAGTTCATCTCTCAGAATCTCAGAAGAGCGACCAAGGTTGAAACCACCATCGGCAGCAATTCTAGATTCTGGAACTCCAAGTGCTCTGTAAAGTTTTTTCTGGAAGTATTCGATATCTGAGAGTTCTCCCAGATTCTGACCGCCAGGTAGGGTGGTGATCTCAGTACCGCGACCACCTTCTCTTCTAGGCAACCAGAAGTCTTCCATCATGGACATAAACTTACGGTCATCACGGACTTCACCAGTCTGTGCGTTATAAGCAAGTTTATTTCTGTAGCGAGACATAACCTCTTTGAGGTATTGCTCTGCCTTTACTTTAGGAAGATTACCAACATCAATGTAGAAAATTCTACGCTCAGGTGCTCTACTCAAACGGTAGATAACCAGAGAGTCCTCAATCATTCTAAGTTGATTGAGTGCCTTGATTGCTTTGTGGAGATATGAAAGAACGGTATTCTTGTTTCTATCTACCAGACCAGAAGTACAATATGTAACTGCGTCTTTTGCCAATCTGATTGATTTGGCATTTCCACGACTCATGGCATTCAAACCATAAGTGGCATTTGGAGATGGAGTATATTGAAAATACTCCTCAAACTCCATTCCCTTATTAATATCTTCAGTCTTATTGATTCTAATTAAACCATTATCGGTTTTTCCGTTTGGATTCTTCTTCTCTTGGCGGATATATTTAATTTTAAGAGGATCAATATATCTTAATTCTTTGATTCCCTCTTGAGGTGCCTTAAGGTCGATTACTTTGAGATAATAAAGTCTTCCGTCAACATACCAGTTGCGAAAGATTTCATGCGACTTTCTATCAAAGTCTAAGATTTCTTTGAGATATTTGAATTCTGCTCTTATCTTCTTTTTGAGTGCCTCACTAGCATTTAAGTTTGATAATTCAATTTCTACAGGAGAATCATATAGGTCACTAACGATTGCTTCATTAACAACATCTTCGATGGCACCATCCGCTTCTGGATGAAGTGCCATCTCTCTGTATCTTTTAATTAAATCATGCTCTGTTCGATATACACCTTCAATATCAACATACTGACCATAAAATCCACTGCTGATATAATTATCAACCCCGTCCTGATTAGTTTCAGGAACGGGGGAGACGATTGAAGGTGACTTATTCTGATTACCGTCAATAGAGAAACCAAAAAGTTTGGCCATAATAAGTTAAAACGAGTCTTTTCCTTCTTCTATTTAGTTGATGTCTTCACCACCAGCATTGGCGCCAGTGCCCTTAGCAGCTTCCCACCACTGAACTTGAAGTTCAACAGTGAATTCTTGGATGCCTTGAGCATCATAAGAAAGTTCAATTGGTGATACTTGAGTTGGGAACACATCGTAGAAACGATAGGATCTGAGAACAGAACCATCGCGGTCTAACTGATAAACATAAGCATCTGCTTGATAATCTGCTGGGTTAACCAGACCAGTGTTATCAGATACTCTGTTGATGGTGTTCATCCAACGCTCGAATGCAGAGCGGATGGAGAAATCAGTATCGTTCAGAACGGTAACGGTCCAGGAATCGAAGGTTCTATCACCTGCGATTTTTAGAACACGACCTCTGAAAGGTACTTCGATTTGGGCAATGTTGGAGGCAGGCATGTTTGCCCCCTTGACCAAGAATCTTGACTTCTCAAGAGTAGCAGAATCTGGTTGTGCCAGATCTGGGAATTGAAGAACGACTTCAAAGAGGTTGGCGCGAGCGCCACCACCCGTTAACTTACTCTTGAAGTCGGTAATCTTTCTTAGTGGGGGTGGATTAATTTGTCTTCTAGATGGCATTGGGATTAACCTCTAATTGAATTAAACGGAGCCGATTACTTCTTCAAAAGCAACACCAGTTCTGGTGGCAATGAAGGTAAGACCGATGAAGTTGATCGATCTCGCTGGTTTGATAAAGATGTCAGCAACGAACTCGTTGTTGTCAATAACAGCAGCGGTGTTGTTGGTCTCGTCACAAATAACAACATAATCTTGAATACCTCTCTTGGACTGAACGTCGCGGAGGAATGGTTCAACAATGTTTACAAAGTTAGTTCTTGTAATCTCATCGTTGAACTCGAAGAGGAAGTCCTTCGCAGCAGCAGAGATTGCGTCTTCCAGATAGAGGAACAAACGGCGAACGTTGATTCTATCAAATGCGGATGACTTACCAAATCCAGTCTTATCACCGAAGAGGATGATTCCTGCTCCTGGGGAGAAGATGACTGGGTTGATTCTGTTGGAATACAGAAGATCTCTTTGCTTCTTACCTGGGTTGTATGCCAGTTTGACTGCGTTAAGGATTGCTCCTCTAGAAGTTCCAGCAGGTGAGAACCATGGGAACTGTTCGATATCCGTTCTAGCACAGGTTCCTGCGATGTCGCCGTTCAGTGGGACATAACGGAAAGTATCATTGAAGCGGTCATACATGTACTTATAACCACTATCAAAGATTCCATAAGTTGTGGAAGTTACTGCGGAGTAGAAACTGATTACGTTATTGGTGATATCATCAATATTGTTAACAGTTACACTTCCTACAGTATTATCAGTGATGAATGCGTTTCTGTAAGGTGAAATGAATGCTACCGCATCCTTTCTTGCTTCAGCAACTGCAACACACTTGTTAGCAAGTGCTTGTGCTTGGGACTTAGGATAGTTTGCAGAACCCATGAGAATGAAGTCTACTTCATACTCTTCAGTGTTCTCAAACTTGCCAAGTCCAGTAATGATGTCATCAAGACCAGAGTTTAAAGCACCTGCGGTGGTGTAATCTGTCTTGCCGCCGTAGTTAGTTCCACCAGCAAGAGTTACGGTAACAGTACCAGCACCAGCAAAGTTAACTTTGTCTGCGTCTTGATCCCATCCAGAATCGCTATCAAGTTCGAACGAAGCAGCGCCGTTGTCACTATGTGCGATTGTTGTGATTCCAACAGGAGCAGAACCACCAAAGATGTACTCGGAGTTGGTGTAGAGGTACTTTCTCCAATAAGAAGGTGAACCTACAGAGAACTCAGCATCTTTTGCCTTGGAAAGATTCAGGTGCTTCTCAAGGATAGTACCTGCGTTTCCAGTGATTGTTCCTTTGTCATCAATGACAACAACGTGAACTTCGTCAAATCTACCACCTCTGGCAGTAACGTAATCGGAAGTTCCAGGACGGTTTGCTAACTGGTCCCACTCAAGAGATCCTACTGAAAGTGCGATTGACTGATTTTCAAACCAATCGGTTTCTCCAGTGTATGCTCTGCTTGCGAACGATGATGCTTGTCCGTTGGTGTGGATAGCAACGTTTCCAGTTTGTGGAAGCGCATATACACCGTTTTGAGTGTAGTCAACGTTTGTTCTAGTTCCAGCAAGAGATACGTGCTGAAGAACTTTGACGGAGACCGTACCAGCACCGACTTCGGTGATAGTTCCAGAAAGGTAACCGTCAAGAACTGAAGTTGTACCAGCACCAGCAAGAACTGTTCCAGCGGGAACAGCAGCGGTAAAACCGTATCCAACGGAAACGTTAGTTGTGGTAATACCCGAAAGAATTTGGTCTGCTCTACCATCGATGATGGCAACTTTGAGTCCGTTTGCCCAAGTACCAGGGTTTCTAGCAGCAACAGTTACGTTAGTGATGGTATTCTCATCATAACCAAGTTGCTCATAGTGCTCGGTGCTCTTAATCTTGATACTTGAAGCAGCGCCGACGAAAGCATTCTTGAGTTCGGCATCGTCTGCTCTAGAAACTCTCATTACACCACCATATGCGAGATATGATGAAGCAACCATCCAGTTTTCGTAGTGCTTATCGACTGAGTATGGTCTACCGAAAGTGTCTAAGAGATCATCCTCATTTTCGATTAATTGAGGAAGGTCAACAGGTCCCTTGGCGAAAGGAGCAACAAGCGCCCCAACCGAACCAGAGACTGGATCGACTCTTCCAATAGTTAAGTCAACTTCTCTTACTACAATTCCAGGAGATGCTAAATTTAGAGGCATCTGTTGTTCTCCTTGGTGCCAGAATTATCTAAAAATATTTATGGAAAGGGGTATTTTCAGTGGGGAATCGAGCCGTGATGTCTACCAATCGGGATATTCCCATTTATCAAACACTGCGTTAGTCATTTTACTAACAATCATCCTCTTCTTGGTGCACTCTTTACATTCATATGAATATGACGATGCTACAGGACCTCTATCTTTTCTAGTCCTGTAAAACCCATCAACTAAATTTTTTGTTTTACCACATATCCTACACTTTCTCTCATAAAGGAGAAGATGACCTAGTTTTAGTTGGTCATCTAAGTTCATCAATAATACTCCCACATATAAGAACGATCACCATACTCATCAGTATGCCATCTATCACCATTATCATCCGTAAATGAACCTGTTATGTCATTGATTCCATCATCCAGGAATCCAAATGGTGCCATATCCTGTTCAATCTGATTTTTCTGTTCTTCGTAGATTCTTTTGCGAATATCATTATCAGTCATTTCCTTGAAGTAGTCTTGTGCTACCAACCAAGCAAAAATAACCAAACACATTGCCAAGTCATCATTACATCCTTCTTCTGCTTCAAAGGAATTATGACGTTGAGCGAACGTAGTCAACTCTGAGATAATTTGGTAGTCGAGTGTAAGAAGTTTAAAATCTTCAATAAGAGTCTTTAAGTTGGAACAACCAAGTTTTTTAACTTGTGCCGTTGTTCTAACTCCCATCTGAGACTTCTTACCAGAAAAACCATGTCCAACTACTTGTCCAGCACGACCTCTCATTGCCGCCATCAGCATATTTTCATATTCTAAGTCGTAGTGAAGAATATTTGCTACCTGTTCTCCAATATCATTAACTTCTACTAGTACCCAAGCATCATTATACTGTTTTGCTGTCTGTTGAATAATATTTGGGAACAACATTGGTTTTATTTCATTGTTCCTATATTTTGCTACAATCTTATAAGGAAATTCTGTGATATCAACAACGATAAATGCAGAGTAATCATTCCCCAGACCACGAGCAACGTCAACAGTAATAAGGTAATTGTGTTCTTTTTGGACCTTTTCGTAGACATCTAATCCAGCATTACTTTGAATAGGATCTTCGTAGATGAGATTCTTAAGGATTGATGGGTTAATTAGTGTATTAACCGATCCTAAGAACTCACATTCAAACTCAACTTTGAACTGCTGCTCCGAAGTGTTGGCGATAGTTTGTTCTTTCCAGACCTCATCTCTACCAGGAACTTCTGACCAATGAACATCCGTTGGAACGTATTCATTTTTTCCTTTCTCCGCATCATGCCACATACGGTAGAAGTGATTCATACCATGTGGCGTAGATACGATAATTACTTTGGTGTTTTTACCAGAAGTAATAGTAGGATAAACAGATGCAAAGAACGAGTCAGCAACGTGATTTGGGACGAACGCGAACTCGTCGAGAAAGAGGATGTTAAATGACATACCTCTGACAGCACTTGCAGACGTAGAAGCTGCCAGTATCTTACTGCCATTCTCCAACTCCATGGATCCTTTGTTCCAAGATAGTATACCCTGTTGCATCCATTTAGGCAAGTTTTCGTATGCAGTTTGTAACCTACTTAGAAGTTCTCTTGCCGTTGCTGCTTTGTTGGCGAGGATACCAATATTAACACTATCGTTAAAAACTGCATAGTGGAGCAAGTAAGATACGACAGTTGTAGATTTGCCTGTCTGACGAGGCATCTTACATATGTTGAATCTATTCTCATGGAAGTTGTTGATTAACTTTTCCTGAAAGTGATAAGGATGAAACTGTGTAAGACCCTCATCAAGAGAAACAATCTTGATATAGTTATTGGCAAAATATACAGGATCTTCTTTACACTTCAAGAATTCAAGGATTTGTTCCTCAGTAAAGTTAATCGGTGTATTTGCTTTTTTTAGATTTGGATTACCAAGATACTGTTCACTCATAAAAAATCACCTATCTAGTTTCTCGCCACTGAATAGTATTCCAAATATCTGTGGTTGTATTAGTATCTAGGTTCTGAACAACAACGGCAAAAATATTACTGTCGTTAGAATCAATATTTTGTGCTATGTAAGATCTTCTAGCAGTCGTTGGGTTAAATGCAACGGTAGCAGATGCTTGTTGACCTGATGGATTATTAGCAGCAATCAAAGATGCCTGTCTTAAATCTCCACCAGTTGTTGTAAAGTTGGTTCCTACCGTAACATTGTATTCAACTGCTGAATCATTATCAGCATCTACCCAACTTCCACCAGTAATATTACTATTTCCAGGCAATCTCCAAATTTCAAGTCTGCAGTTTGTAGCATCACTCAAAACTTCAATGTCAGTTAATCTTACGGTTGTTCTATTTGGGATTCCTTTGAATGTATTCTTACAACGAATTGCCATAACACATTGTCTACCTGTTGCTCCACCAGAAGAAGAGAAAGATATTGGACCATCAAAGGCACCAAACTCAAC